TTGGGTTATCACTCTTGTTCTTCAAAGGCCACTTCACATTCTCCACAGAGAACATGAACTTCCTTGGTGGCCCGGATGATGGTTCCGCAACAGGGGCAAACATATTTGCGGGAACTTGATCCCCCGCCCTTCCGGGAACCTTTCAGCGGATTGGTACGGGGCCGAACCAGACAGAACCCGGATTTGCCAAGGGATTTCACGAAGGCTTCAGCTTGCGGGTTCAGGGCGGTTTTGTGCCATCCGTACTTTTCGCCTTTCTCCACGGTCAGCCCGTGGGCTTCAGCGGTTTCCTTGAACTTCCGGTTGTGGTAGGAACCAGAACGGGAAGTGTCTTGAACATTGTCCTGAAGGTTCTGAAGGTGAACCATTTCGTGAAGCAAGGTTCCACAGGTTTCTTCAAAGGGGCGGTTCAGGTATTCGGCGCACAAGTTGATTTCGTAATAGCCGCCTTCCTTGGTGCCGTCTTGCCACGCCTTCCAACCGGTACACCACCCATAGGCTCCACGGGTATGATCCGGGGAAACGGTGATCACAGGCTTTTCCAGCTTCCCTTCAAAGAAGGCTTTGTTGAACTTTGAAAACAAGGTTTCAAGTTCATCAATGACCGGTTTCAAACTGACTTCATTCATGGTTCTTACTCCCTTTGTAGACTTTTTGCCTACTTAACAGGCAAAAAAAATCGCCACTCGTTCTTCTTCCGTCAGGCCAAGAAGATCATACAAAGCCTGAATCTCATTGGCCCGAAATTCACTACGGTTATTGATCTTATTCAAAAGGCCCTGATAGGTAATTCCAATCTTCTTGGCAATAAACCGAAGTTTATAACCGGACTGGTCGATCTTCTCACGCAACAGCTCTGTGTTGGTCATACGGCAATCACCCCTTTCTTCAAAATCGGTAGGCATCTTGTCTACACTCACATACTACCACGATGTAGGAAGAATGTCAACATCTTTTTTGAAAAAGCTAAAAATATGTTGACAAGCCGCCAACAGCGCCGTATAATTAGTAACAGAAAGGGGGTCATTCACTTGTCCACAATAGGAAGCAGAATTCGCAATCGCCGGGAAGAACTTGGTTTATCCCAAGATGAACTTGGTAAAAGATTAGGGTACAAATCCCGTTCTTCAATAAATAAGATTGAACTTGATCAGCGTAACCTTACTCAATCTAAAATCAAGGCTATTGCTGACGCATTAGATACTACACCGGCCTATATCATGGGATGGAATGAACCAAATCAGAAACTTGACGCTGAAAAACTGAAGTTCTTTGATAATCTTTTTCCCATTGAAACCAAGCGTTTCCCGCTGTTGGGGGATATTGCTTGTGGCAAACCCATTGTTGCCAATGAAGAAAAGGAACTATATGTGGAAGCTGGGGCCGGTATTCAGGCTGACTTTTGCTTACGGGCAAGGGGTGATTCCATGATTGGGGCCAGAATCTATGATGGTGATATTGTGTTCATCCAGCAACAGGATATGGTTGATGATGGTGAAATTGCCGCCGTTATCATTGATGATGAAGCTACTTTGAAGCGGGTGAACTATTATCCTGAAAAGAACTTGCTGATTCTGAAAGCCGAAAACTCTAAATATGAAGATTTGATTTATACCGGTGAAGAACTGAACCATATCAGAATTCTTGGAAAAGCCGTAGCCTTCCAAAGCGATATTAGATAGAAGGTGATTCGGTGAAGAAGTTCTTGAAAGGCTTTGGAATCTTCTTTTTCAGTTTCGGGTTTATCGTCTACACAATCATGTTTTTTACGGAAGCGCCAGAACTCCGCCCCGTGTTCATCATAATGGATGTCATTATGGGGTTCTTCCTGTTCCTGCTTCTGCGAAAAAGAAAGCCAAAACAGAAGGCCCCACCCAAAACAGAACCCGCCGTTCAGGTTCATTCCAATCTGAACCCGGAACGGGCTATTAAATCCATGCCGGGGGCCTACACCGTAGCAGAAGCCAAAAACCATGTGAGGATTGTTCAAGATTGTTTGAACATCTTTGAAAAGACGAAGAACCTTGAAACATTCTTTTCCCGCTATGAATATGGTATGCAAATAGCCCTGACGGTGGATCAAGCGGCCAAGGCCGGGATCATCCCTTACACATCTGATCTTCCAGCTTCTTTCTTCAAGGCGGCTGATAGTCAGAAAGAACGGGTTTTGTTGGATTCCTACTCCGATCAGAAAGCCAAGATTGATGAACTGAAAACCGCAAAGGCTAAAGCCACCCATTGGAACCGGTATCTGAACACCCTGAAAGAATACGAAGATCAATATTCCATGAACCCTGATTCTGAATATCCTGAAGTTCTGGAACAGGTCAAAGGTGAACTTGACAAACTTGATCTGTCCACATCTGTTCCACCGCCTGAAGCCTAAAAACACAGGTAAATCAAGGTTTTGGAACAGATGGTACAGATAAAACGCCGGTTCCCTATATACTCTTTTTCTTTTATATTTTTTTCTCTATTCTTTGAAGTAATATAGCATCTGTACCATCTGTTCCGTTCCTCAAAACCTCCACAGTTCAAGGCTTTTTGATGGAACAGATACGGAACAGATACAAAAAAAAATGACCGCCCCCGGTCTTGCACACCGGAAGCGGTCAGGCGAAACAAACCCTTTTGAAGTTAATGTTTCAAACGCCTTTGAACATTATATCACATGGGGTTTAGCTTTGCCATACCCAATTTTGAAAGTTCAGGTGATATAATGCGAAATCCAAACGGGTATGGAACGGTTGCAAAGCTATCAGGCCAACGCCGCCGCCCATACATTGTGAAGAAAACCATAGGTTGGAATGACAAAGGCCATCCCATCTATGACATTATCGGCTATGCTGAAACCCGTGAAGCCGGGAACATCATGCTTGCTGAATACAACCGTGATCCTTGGGATGTTGACCGGGCCAAGATCACCCTTCAACAGCTTTTTGACCTCTGGAAAGAAAAGAAGGCCCCGAAGCTGGGGGAATCCAACCGTTCTTCCCTCTGTTCAGCGTTCAAGCATTGTTCAGCGTATGTGAACAAGCCTTATAAACAACTGCGATCCTACCAAATGCAAGAAACCATTGATGGTTGTGGGAAAGGGTATAGCACCCAAGCGGCCATCAAGAACCTGTGGGGCCACCTTGACCGGTTCGCCCTTGAAATGGATATAATAAACCGGTGCTTCTCCGAACTTCTGACTTCTGATCCAATACCGCCCACCAACCGCCTTCCGTTCACCAACGATGAAATCAAAACGGTGTGGGAACATCAGTCTGATCCTTGGGTTGATACGGTTTTGATCTTGCTATATTCCGGGTGGCGTATCTCTGAATTTTTGAACCTGAAACCTGAAGATATAGACTTGAAGGAAGGCACGATGAAGGGCGGCACCAAAACGAAAGCCGGTAAGAACCGCATTGTTCCCATCCATCCAAAGATCAGGCCATTGATTGAACGGCGGCTTGCCGAAGGTGGCCCCCGGCTGATCAGCTACAACGGGAAGATTTGCAATCAAACCCAATACCGGATATTTTGGGCGGATATTATGAAGGCCCTGAAGCTGAACCATACCCCGCACGAATGCCGCCACACCTTTGAAACCAAATTGGATAGCGCCGGGGCCAACCGGAAATGTATTGATTTGCTCATGGGTCATGTGTCCAAAGACACGGGAAACCGGGTCTATAATCACAAGACTTTGGACGAACTGAAGGCCACCGTGGAACTGATTCCATAGGGTTCAAACCGGTGAACATTTTAGACCGCTGAACGCTGAACTATGCACACATTAGTAACAAGAAAACCCCGAACCCCTGAAAAATCAAGGGTTCGGGGTTCGTCTGTTTTTATTAATACCATAAATATTTCTACTCTGCAACGCTCTGAAGCCCCCAAATACTGAACATTTCAGCCCTTTGAAGTTCGGTGAAATCGGGGTTATTAGTAACATAGTAGAAACACGCAAAAAAGGCCCTTCCAGCTTGAACCGGAAGGGCCTTTTCTCATGGTCAGGTTTTGGTGGCGTAGTCAAGGGAAATCCACCCGGCACCGCTTTTCAGTTTGCCCCACTTGGACGCACCTTTGCCGGTGCTTTCAGCCACGATGGTATAAATACCGGGCTGGATGTAGCCGGTTGCACCGTAGTTTGTGCCGGGGCCTTTACGGATATTCAGGTTTGTGATCTTCACCCGCACAAGGTAAGGGGTCACGGTGGCCCCTGTGGTGCCGCCTGTGGGCTTTTCTGCGGTTGGGGGTGTAACTACTACCCCACCACCAGCGGAAGCGCCCTGAAGCCGCCTGTTGACTTCTGAGGCAATCTCCCCGTGTCGGGAATAAAGATATTCCCCCGGACAGGCTTTGTTGGCGAAGTCACGATGAACGGTCATGTTGCATCCGTTCCGATGATTCACACGGTCATTCTTGTTCGTACTCCACACCAACTTCTTGATCCCGTTCCGCTTGCAAATATCCGTTACCAAATCCAACAGGGCCGCATAAGCCTTGGCGGTAACGGCGTAAGGGTGGGTGGTGTCGGAAGCAACTTCAATGGTGATTGCCCGGTTGTCATTGGTGCCGTTGCTGGAACACCAAGAACGATCCTTTTCATCCACGGAAAGGCCAATGGAACCATCCTTACCAACAACATAGTTGACGGAACATTGCCGGTTTGTGGTGGCGAAATAATCACACCCCTGTTTTGCTGTCCATTGCCCAACGATACAATGAATCGTGATGGTGTCAATGGCATGGTTCCGGGGGCTGGTTTTGTTTTTCGTGATCCGGGTATAGGTTGCAAGGGGGGAATTACTCATTTTCTGTATCTCCTTTCACCTGAAGAATGGCCCTGAACTTGGTGAAGGCTTCTGCGATATACTTACAAGACACCATCAGCACAGCGCCCACAATAACCAAATCAGCAAAAATTTCTGTGTATTCTTCCGGGATTGCCCACCCAAGCTGATCCGCATAAATCGGAAGGGTGGTGATTGCTACACAAAGCAAGGTCAGGCCCACAACGAAGGTGGCAACCTTCAGCCCGGAATTGATCATTTTCTGTTTGTCAAAGGGCTGAAGCAAAACCTTGATGTTGTAGTAAAGGGAAAAAGCAACATTGGACAGGTACGCACACAGGAAGATCAGCATAGCCCACCCAATATTGATCAGATTGTTCAAAACAGCGTTCAGCATGGTTTCAAATCTCCTTTGCATCGTTATAGATTTCCGGGCCGTACAACTTCCGAAGTTTGATCCGGTTTTCGGCTTTGGCTTTGGAATAGTAAAACCCGGTTGCGGTTGCCAATTCAGCAAATATGGCGGGGATCAAATAGGCCAGCGGTTCAAGGTTTTCAGTTTTCCAAACCATGATAAGGGTGAAGGCCGTAACCCCAACGGTTACGGCCCCCACCACATACAGGATCAGCTTGGAAAACTCACGCTTTGGCTTTTTGGTTCGTCTGCTCATTCTTCCGGGGGATCGGTGGACAACTCCAAGAATTTTCTGTGAAGATCGTCCATCACCCCATTCACCCCCAAAGAATGATACTGCTTCCAGCAATTTTCAAAATTATCCCGTGCATAGATTGGGGCATAGCCTTTTTCGGAATACTTATTGAAATCGCTGATCATCTGCGCCCGAAGAAGGGCCTGAATACCGGCCTTCAAAGCCTTGGAATCCTCGGTATTATGCTTGATTTGACTCCACAGGTATTTGAATACTGCCAAAATCAAGGCGGGAACACCAATCAAGCACAACACCTGATAAATCGTCATGGCTTTTCCCTCCTATCAGGCCCCGATCAGGGCGGCAATATAGCGCAAATCCTCAACAGGGCCGTTGTAGAAGTCGAAGTTCCAAATCCAATGTTCTTCCTGATCCGGGCGCTTGTACTTCTGACAAAGGGCATCTTCCCAAATCTTCCCCCACCGGGCCTGATACCCGGCATCACGCTTTTCCAGCTTGGGAATGATCCGGTTCAACAGTTCGCCCCGTTCCTGCCCCATGCCATCATCATTCTGTGTGAAGAAGTCATAGGCGTTTTGGCTGGTGGCCGAACACACCGGAAGATCATTCAGGATCAAAAAACCACCCTGACCATTCAGGGTGGTTCCATACGGAATGTTCACTTGTCCGCAAATCGCCTTGAACCTTGCCCGTTTACGGCAAACATAGGTTTTATACTCCATCCGTGCTTTCCTCCCACCCGTACACACCGGGTTCCCACACATTGGAATCCACCGTGGAAATCCAATGCTTTTCCTTATGGCTCACCTTTGCCCCCTTGGAATAAGCATCATGCGCTCCTACCGGTTGGCTCCATTCGGGCCATTTTTCAGCGGGATCACTCGTTTTGCTCCACAGGCTGGAAGCCGTGTCCGGTGTCCAATCCGCTTGGGAAGTATGGGCCTGAACGCACTTGTAAAGGGTTCCGTTATACCGGCGAATCTGCCCTACCGTGTAGGCCACAGGGAAAGCCCATTCAGCGAACAGATCAGCGTGTTCAGCCGCCGTGGTGGGGTCAATGCTCCCGGCTTCCGCCAAGGTGACAAAGACGATTCCACCGGCTTCTGTGGCTTTGGTGATCTCGGTTCCTGCGTCCGTTTCCTCCAAACTCACGGTTTCCAGTTCGTCCATAGCGGCACGGCCCAACAAATGGTAAGCCACACCCTCAAAAACAATGCCCGAAGCGTCATGCTCCGGGCAAAGGATGTAGCAACCATTTTCGGCTTTCTTGATGTAGTTCAGGTTCTCGGTCAGGCCGATACCGGCCCCGGCTTTGATGATTCTAAACATTGTCCACCTCCGAAAAAGATTGCATGGTAAAGCCGCCGCAACCGTAACAACCGGCCATGATCGTTGAAGTTCCGGTAATAGGCGCTTTGGCATTCCATGTATTGTTCTATGTCAAAGAAGGATCGTTTTCCCTCTTTGAACTCCCTGTGAAACAGCTTCAGTTTTCGCCTTGCCCGTTTCACTCCATCCCGGCTTCCATTCACCTTGATCTTGCCGGTTTCGGTAAGTGTGAACCGGGCTTTGCAGAACCGGAACGGCTTTGTAAGCGGGATCACCTTACACTTGCGCTTGTTCACTCGGATTCCAGCGGCTTCAAAACGCCTTACAATTTCATGGCCCATCAGCTTTGCTTCATCCACCGTGGGAAAGAAAGCATAGTAATCATCCATGTAATGACCGGCGCAATGAACACGGGCCTGACACTTGATCCATTGGTCAATTTTGCTTGGTAACGCCACCATTTCCTGTTGGGAAGGCTCAACGCCCAAAGGCATACCCCGGCCCGGTGTCGGGCATGGGGAATACTGGATCACCGTATCAGCCAAGTTTTGAAGTTCAGGGTTCAAAATCAATTCCCGGTGCCGCTGGTATAACAGGGCGTGGGAAGCATTTGGAAAGAACCCTTTCAAATCCAACAGCAACACAGCACCTTCCCGGCCATAGCGCCGGTAATGCCATCCAAGCTGTTGTTTGATCCGCTTGAACTGCCAATGAAGGCCCTTTCCCCGCTGACTTGCCCCGTTGTCATAGATCATCGAAGGTGAATACAGCGGGATCAGAACTTCATTGCAAAGGGTTTTATGGATTTGTCGATCCGTAATGTGCGGGGCATCTATCGGGCGGATTTTGCCCCTTTCCCGAAGGGTGAAATGGGAACAGGCTTTGGGCTTCCAAGTCTGTTCCAACACCGTTCGCCGCCGTGTTGCCGTACCAGAAAACAGGTGGCCTTCAAAGTTTTGAACACTTTGCTTCCACCGCACCCCGTTACAGCACTTTTTCCCATAGAAGAACATCTTCCGATAGGAAAAAACTTTATTCATTGGCCCAAGGCTATCACACCGGGCCTGTTTCCGTTCCAACCGCTTTGCTTTGCGGCGCTGGAACCTTGCTTCATGCCGTTCTTGGCTTGTCATAATAAAAGTATTCGCCCCTCGTACAAATTCGTTGTAGGGTGCCATCTAAATTGCTTTGTCCTCACACATGAAATGGGTTAAGGCACAATCACCCACCATGCAAGAAGCGTCCGTGTAAGGGCATCAAAGGGCAGTTTTAGGGATTGAAACCCAAGGAAGTACAACTCCTTTTACATCGGTCGTCTTTCACCTGAAAAGCCGTTTGCCTTCTGTTACTACATTTAACCGTGTATATTTGCAAAATCCGGGCCGCACACCAGCACAGTAATAGGCATTGTTATTGTTGTTGTTGCCATCCGTGTTGACATTCTGGAAATTATTGTTGTTGTTGTAATTAGGGGAACGAAGCCACCACCACACCGCCAACAGGCTCATTATCAGTTGCACACCTAATGGGAAAATCATTTCTGTTTCGCTGTTACATTTTTGATTGCCCCTTTCAAAAGTTCGTTTTCTTTGTCGATCAGTTCACCCAAGTTTTGGGCCATCTTATCCAGCTTTTCCATTGCATCCTGTGACTTCACCGGGTTCCCCTTGGAAGTGGTAAAGGCCCCTTCCGGGTTCTGGTTCAGAATCAGGTAAACATGGGTCAAGCGAACATCCAGCGCCATCAGGGAAGCCCGTGCTTCAAGAAGATGGGCCTTCCTCATTTCAATGCGCTGGTTGTCCGAAGGAAAGATACTGTTGGCCTTCTCCGCATGGTCGATGATCTCACCGGCCAGCTTTGCCACCGGCTCCGCAATCAACCGGGAATACCGGGCTGAAAGACGGGTTAGGAAGTTCAGGGTTTCAACATAAATCTGATTGGCCGTATTGATGAACTCGGCCTTGCTTGTGGTTCTCTTTTGCTTCAGGACAGACATTTTCAGTTATACCCCTTTGGGTGAATTATCGACATTGATCGTTCCTTCCGCCTTTTCCACTTCTTCCAAGTGTTTCAGAAGAACAAATTCAATGTAATTGGTAATGGATCGGTGTTCACGGGTTGCAAGCGCCCCGATCTTGTCAAAGACTTCATCAGATAAGCGCAAGGTGAAAACACGCTTGTTTGTTGCCATACAATACCCCCTTCAAACAGGCTTATGGATATTGTATGGCTGATTTTGTCCGGTGTATGCACTCAAAAGACAGTCAAATGATAGCACTTTGCCGGAAAACCCCCATTTTCAAAAAATCGTCGGGCGGCTTACGCCGCCATTATTATTTTTATTTGGGGTTCCCTCCCGGAACCGCC